CCGCCTGGCGTGCAAAGGAAGACGCCGAGACCAGCAAGCAGGTCGGCGTCCCGCTCTACACTCCCGAAGACGGGAAAACAGGTGACATGTTCCCGTGGAAGGATGCTGATAAGGAACTCTTCGCAAGCAAACACGCCGACTTGCGCCTGAGTTTACCCAAAAATCAGATGTACAGCAATTTTGACGGGCTGGGCGCGAACCTGCAACTGGTCGCCGTCGGCGCGCTAATGGAAGCCCGCCACGCGGAGGAGCACGGGAAGAAAAACAACGAGTCTACGGAAGACGCCAAGCAAAAGAGAAAGGAACTGCGCGAGCGCGCTACCCGCGAAGGGCGTCACGTATTTTTCCACCGCTTCATGTGGGAAGTTGTCTCGCGCAGTTTCAGCGATCTGGTAACGGGTACGTGGGACTTCCTGCTCTTCCAGCAAGTCCTCGTCACGCAGTCCACAAACGCCGACTTCCCCGACGACCTGGACGAAGACGGTCTGCTTCAGGAAGCCATCGCCGAATACGATAGAGGGATGCAGGTCAACAAGGTCACAGGCAAGAAGATGCTCGGTCGGCTGATCTCCCACTGCATGTTGGATGACCGCTTTTTCTCCGAGCGTATAAACTTGTTTGCCGAAAAAGAAGTGATTCTCGAAGCCGCCAAGATCGTCAGCCTCATCGCCGACGAGTGGGGCGTGAAGCTCTCCGCCAGCTTCGATGCCGACGTCACCCGCTACCAGGCAGACATGGAAGCCGCCATCAAGGAAGCGGTAAAGGATATTAAATGAAGCGACCACGCAGCTTCTAAAGAAAAGTAATCACGCCCCGCAGAAAACCATACATCCCGCCGCCAACGCCCACGCCGCCAAAAGTCTACTGTCCCAACTGTGAAGGTCAAGCCAGAGATACCGGTCACTGGAATATTTACAACTGCGCGAACTGCAAGCGCATCCTATTCATGGATGAATTGGATACCTTCCCTGGACAGACGAAAGGCAGAAAGATCATCCTACACCTGCACGAAACCCGACAGGCTTCCAATGACCGCCGCATATAGCTTCATCATAAACCTGACAGATTTCCAGATCGCCTTCCTGCGCTGGGTGCAGGCTGGCTGTGACCCAGAACAAGCCAGAAAACAGGGCTTACTTTATTACCCGAAACTGGTCATGTCCACCAAAACCCTCGCAGACAAAGGCTTCATTCTTGCCGGCAAGCCAGATGCAGAACCCATGTACACCATGACCCAGAAAGGCGGCAAGCTGATCGAACTGATTGACTTGGAGAAGCCGCGGAAGGATTTCAGCAAATACTAACAAAAAGTTCCTCTGTTTTTCCAGAGGAACTTTTACTTTCCTAAAATCGCTTTAGATCACAATATTATTCTCGTCGATCAACCCAAGTAATTCAAGCGCCGCTTTGTTCAGCGTTTCTTTTCCAGCCGCATTAAGCGTATCGTAATCCTTGCCGGAAAGCTTGGATTTTTTCCCTTTCAAGTTTTCCCTTTTCGTCTTCTTTGAAGAGTCGCTCAAAACAATTTTTGGGCTATCTGGCTTCTTGTCTGTCTTTTTCATAATGCCCTCACTTTTACGCTCTTATCACCCAACGAAAACACGATCACAGTCGGCGAAGTCTCGCACGAAAACACCTGCGAGCCGTTCCCATCCGCGTCGAGCTGTATATCAATCGTGCCCGCAGTCGCTCCCGCCAGCGTGCTCACCGTCACCAGCGTATCCGGCGCGCCCGTCGCTATCAAGAGAATATCATCCACGCCATCTCCGATAACAATATTGCTGTCGGATGAAATGGAATTTTCATACCCATAGAGAATGCCATGCAATACTTTTTGTTGCATGTTAGACATTGCCTCAAACGCATACGAGCCACTAGCCTCGTCCGACCGGTTAACAATTACGGGTATCCCAGTGTCTAACATCTGTTGTATTTTTGTCATTGGAGCTCCTTTATAAATATGCACATTCGCAGAGTATTTTTGTGGGATTGTATGCCCCTGCAAACATAAATGAGGCAACATCTGTTCTAGCCGTTTTTGCTATAAGATAAACAGTGGACTTGGTGGAATATTCGATTATTTTTGTTTTGTAGATTTGAAGTATTATAACCAAACTCCCCGCCGCACCAGCATACCAAGCTACACCTGAAAAATCCTTGTCTGTTTCCCCTACCAGACCGGAATTGTTTGCTAGTGTTACGTAGGCATCCGCGCCCGTTGCCCCTGCATTTGAGGTTACGGATAATTCAAGATTGATGCTCAATCTCCATAGCCCAACGGGTACTACGAGACTTTCAGAGCCAATGCTGTACCAAGTATTTTGAGAGGGCGCAACCTTAGTGGAACTGACGTAACTAACAAATTGTTGTTGCCATTTATTAGGATTAACATTAAATCCAAATGGAACTTTTACACCCGAGTAATAGGGGTTTGTAATCGCGCCACTGGTCAGGCTAAAATCAGTCCCGTGATAAGCGGTAATTAATTGCGCTGACCCTGACCACGCACCGATGTTTGTGACAATGGCTTTTTTAATTACAGTAATATCAGATACACCTTGTGCTGTTCCTGCGATATATTTGGCTCGGATGGCTTCTTCATCCAGGGCGTATCCGTTGATTAGGAATAGGTCATCTATTTGACCGTTGAAGAAAGTTACGTTTGTGCCAGTATCATTTCTCACCCCAACTCGTACATAGTTGGTAGCCGCATACGCAGGTGGAAAACTGTAAATAGCCGTGTCTAGTGCGCCATCTATGTATAATTGAGCGTAGTTATTCCTAAATGTAAGGACAACGCAATGCCAACCACCGTCAACAATAAGATAACTGCTATTGATTACTGTGTAGTCAGTTCCAAGTGCAGTTCCGCTATTTTTCCCAATCAAGCAGGCGAGAGAACCTGAAGGGTTAATAGATATAAAAACGCCTGCTCTTGCCGTGTTTTGAGAATATGATTGGAACACCATGCCCGTTGATGCGGGAGTTGGTTTAATCCATACCCCTATTGTAAAATCGCCTGTCGGTTTCATTAATGCAGCGTCAGTGATTTGCACACACTGGGAACTAGCCGCAACCAAAGTTAAAGCATTACCAAATCTTCCTGTTGTGTAGGTAGGAGCGTTTTGGTCAGAACTTGCAAAACTTCCAACCGTTGAAGTTGAATTCACATCCATTGGAAAATACGCTGTCAATGCCTGCGCCTGATTGTATTTAATCCTCATTCCCTTTTGTATTTTAGATGTCATATCTGCATTAACTGATATGACTCCGGTTGGGCTATCAACAGATGAATAAGACCATGTGTTTGCATCTGCGACCCATCCGTCAGCACTCGCCGCCGCACTTACCACCGCCCACGTCTGATCTCCGCGCAGGTAGGTCGTACTGTTCGCGGTTCCGCTTCCAAGCCGGGAGGTTGCCATTGTTCCGCTCGTTATATCTGTCGCCGCGTGCGCGTGGGTGCCGGCTGCGTAGACCGTATCATAATAAGTCTTAAACGCCGCTTTGAAATTCGCCCACGTCGATTTCTTCAACGCGTACGAAGCCGAAGAATCCAGCAATGGAAAAACGTCGCTATCTGAAGGTGTTATTTTTGCGTCTGCCGCATTGACCTTCGTAGTTGTCAGGATAATCCCTGACTGATCCAAAGCCTCGGCTTCAATCGCCGCGACCTCGTTTTGCAGGTCATTGATGTGCGATGCCTGCACTACGTCGATAAGATCAACCTTGTCTGTAAAGGCTTTTGTGGAACCTGGAAAAGATGCTGCCATAGTCTCTCCTAATACTTAATACTTAATGATGAAGTTGACTGCCTGCCACGGTTGCATATTGTTATGCGCCGCGCCGCCGCCTGCCGCCGATGTATTCAGCGTGATGGTCGTCGTGTAACTTGAATTCTGCGTTCCGCCCAGCGTATTTTGCACGCCAGAATACCGGCTATAGGTGTGCGTATGCTCCGGCATTTCGTCGAGCGTAGAGACATGGTTTTCCTCGCCGCTCTTCGAGCCATGCACGCGGTTTGTCAAACCGTCCCCAGTGCCCGATCCTATCGGCGAGCGTCCGCGCATATCCGGTACATTGAACGTTGTCGAGCCGTCTCCTGCGCCAAAATAAATACTGATCGCACCAAACAAAGTCGCATACGTAGTCCGCGATATTGCTCCGCCATCGCAAGCCAGCCAGCCGGTCGGGATGGATAGCCCGCCAAACAGGATGATCGAACCGGTCGGGAACTGCGCCTGAATGCTGGTCTTGTCCACCCAGCCAAGCGCACCGCCCGCTGTATTTTGCAACAACGAGTCAACTGTCGGTTTTGCCAGCCATGCCGGAGCCGCCGCCCCCGCGCCTTTCAGCAATTCGCCAGCCGCTCCCGCCGCCATCCATGCAGGCGCAGAGCCGGTCGAATACAGGATTCGCCCCGCCGCTCCAATTGCCAGCCTCGCCAGCGCAGTGGAGGAACTTGCATACGCCAGGTCGCCCGCCGAGATGTACGGGAACAGCGTCAGAATGTTGTCGCGGATATAGGTATTGTGTTGAGATGCCGACCACGTGTCACCTGTGGCGACGGTCGGAAGAAAACTTATCATGTGTCACCTTTTTGTTTTGCGATCAAAGCCGTGTGCTGCTCACGCAGTAACTCCGGCGTCTCACCCGCTATCCATGACCGGCTCGCGCCAAGCACCGCCGGAAATGCCTGTCGGGTTTGAGCCACTTCACCCACGCCGCCCCTGCGTAGTATCTTGCGTTCCAGTACCGCCTTCTCGATCTCCGCACGCTCGGCAGGGAAAACAACTGCAATCGCCGCACCGCCAACATACTGGTTCTTGCATCCCTCACAAAAAAAGAACGCAAAATCAGGGTCGGCATATTCAGCCCCGCCGCACTTCTCGCAAACTGCAATCCACGCCCCAAAGTCGATCTGCGCGTTTACTGATTGCGCGCTCATGGTCTGCCCTTTCCAGCCAAATCGCCTCATGCGTTCCTGCGTTCCGGCTTGCCCCTCATCTTTTGCTTTGTCTCGTGCCGTATATATTTTTTCTGCCATTGCTACACTCCAAAGATGCTTGTTACACCAAGCTCGGTCGGGAAGGTCCACGCGCCGCCGTTGTCATAGTACGGTTCAAGGTACAAAGTGCTCAGTGTCGCCTGCCCGTTCTCTCCCAGCCACTCATGAGTTATCCCCGCAACCTTATAGGTGTCGGTAATGCCCTTTGCGGGTATTTCAAGCTGCACCCGGTTGAATAAGTCTGGCGCAAATTGTATTTCGGGTCGCGCTTCCACTTTCACCGTCGGAAATTTGCGGCTCGTCGGCAGGATCAGTTTCATGTAGTCTGCCAGTGAGCTTGCAAGGTTGCTGTTTTGCAGCCACGGGCTGTCCAACTCGAATGTCCTGTTTCCCGCGCCGACCGTGCGTGTGATGGTTACAGGCGATGTGTTGTAGATCGGGTCGCCGCGCAGCCGCAGAAATGTAAGGTACGCCGGCACAGCCCCGTTGTTTTTTACAGTCACCTTTGCAGTTTTCCCGAAGTTGTAAATCGCCACGATAAAACTTGCTGAAACATCCGTGCCCGATCCATCCTGACTGTCGTTTGCAGTGAAGTCAGTCGGCGCGCTGGGCGTCACCAGGTTGATCGCCGGAACCTGACTCCCGCCATAGGAAAACTGCGCCCAGTATTCCACTGTCTCACCGACTGCGAGTTGTGGCTTCTCGGTCATCGCCCACAGTTCACTCGTCGCGCCCAGCGTCAGCGGTCTTGCGATCAGTTTGATATGGTTGCGCTGTACCTCATACGGCATGGGCAGTGAGATGTCCGCCAGTATGTCATTCTGTGTGATGGTCGTCGCCAGCGGACTGGTCGTGTTGCGCCCGTGGTAGGTGATCTTTCCATCAGCCGCCGCGAACAGCACGCCGAAGTCTGCATCTGCCAGGTCGTTGATCTCGTCAATCGCACGCCCCGAAGCCCACCAGTAATTCAGCAGGTCAGCAGTCGGCGCAATGCTCGATCCCCAGTAGGCAGGGTATGCCGCCGAGATCAATATCTGCGCAATCGCCTCGTCAACGGTCACATCTTGCAGGGTATCCACATCAATGTCGATGTCTGACAGCCATTGCAGCCCGTCAACCGCCACCAGCGTACAGGTCTCATCGTTGCCGCTGGTCAGCCGCACGTCGGCTAACACCCCATCAAATACATTGTGGATGACAGCAGTTTTGTAATCCTTCACCCTCACGCGGATCCGTTTGCCAGCTTCCAGGTATGCAGCAATCGGCGAGCCTGAGTTATACGGGTCATATCGCCCGCCGACATTATTAAGTTGCAGCCTCAACGTACCTTGTCTTACGCGCTCAAAACCAACTGCCTTCCCATCTCCGCTGATCCGCAAAAAGTTCTGTCGTCCGCGTGTTAGGGATAATCCCTTGCAGTGGACCGCTTCGTTGTCGCCGTTGAATGTTCCGTCACCGTCCCAGTCCACTTCGATTGCCCAGATAACCGATGTCGTCGCGGCTTGCCCGTACAAGCTCCCGCCATAGTTGATCTGACCATAACGCCCGTCAGAAACAAGCTGGCGGCTGTATGAGGTATCCCCAAAAACGGGAAGTCCATATCTGGCGTCAGTCATTAGAGTCCAACCCCTGAGCGTGATTGCCGGATAGCGCCCATCATGAATGGCATCAGCTTGCTTTGCAGTTCATCTGCGCTGGCAGTTGAGAGCATCGGCGAATAATTCAGCGTTACATTCACGCCGCCCGAAGCTGCTCCGCTCGCGCTCATTGCAGGCACGCCGCCCGAAGCGTAGGTTCCGACCGCAGTCGCCACGCCACTAGCCGCAGTCAGCGCCATGTTGATCGGCAGCCCCGCCATGCCCGAAATTCCGTTTGCCAGTCCGCGCATGATGTTGTTGCCCATTTTCTCGGTCAACTTGCTCGGCGAGTGCATATCAAACGCGCCAGCCAATGCGTCAGCGATTCCCTTTGCGATCTTCAACGCCGCGTCAATCGCAGGCGAAAGCATAGCCAGCAATCCGTTGATAAGTCCCTGGATGATGTCATTCCCAAGCTGCTTCCAATCAGTAGATTTGAATTTCTCAGTAATGTTTTTTATCATTGCTGAGAACGCCGTCTTGATATTCTCTCCCGTTGTTTCAACGGTTTGCTTAACCGCCGCCCAGGTACGATCCCAAATGGCACGCAATTCAGTTCCAACGCCTTCCCAATCGCCCTTGAAAGCCATTGAGAATATTTTGAAAATAGATTTTATATTTTCTACGCTTGTGTTGAAGTTGTTCTTGATGGTTGCCCACGAGCGTGTCCATATCTCGCTCATCGCGCCCAGCTTGCCGCTTGTCAGGTCGCTAATAAACTGCATCCCGCTTGCGAGTGCTGTTTTCAGCCATGCCACAACCGCAGCGGTCTTTTGTTGTATGCCGCCCCAGTTCTCGCCCCAGGCTACTGCCAGCAGTGCCGCTATTGCGATAACCAGTCCCATCGGTGTCATCAGTGAGGCAATGGTCGCAGCCAGTGAAGCAACCGCCCCGGCAACCGCAGCCCCAGCCAGTACCGCGCCGACTGCAATGGCGACTGCCTTGAATGTGTCCCAGTGATCGATCACGAATTTCAGTGCCGTGGCGATCCCGCTCATTGCAGTTTTTACAACCTCACCAAATGATGGCAATTCAGCGCCGCCAGCCAGACCCATGATGTCGTCTTTTATCATCCCCAGCAGGTCGCTGAATAGCGCCAGCGGTTCTTGTGCAAAGAATTTCACCAGGTCAACTTTTGTCTGGAGAGCCGCGACAAAATTCATAACTTGCGGTACCAAATCTATAACCTTTGTTGCAAACTCGCCGAGCGGTTTACCCCACTCGCGCAGGCTGTCTTTGATCGCCGGATCCGAAAACTTGGCAACAACGTTAGCCAGTTGCGGTTGTATCGCGTCGAACATCGAAGAGAAATATTCGCGCAATCCTATCTTCTTGATGTCACTCATCGAGTTCATCAGTCCAGACCATCCAGTAGATTGTTTCTGAGCCGCGCCCGCGAAGTCTTCACCCATCGTCTTGTTGAATGCCGCGATAAAGTCCTTCGATGAAATTGCCTCTTTACCAACATCTGCCAGGCTGTAGCCCATCGTTTTTAGGATGTCGTTTACAGGCACGCCAGCATTCATAAGCTGGCGCAAATCAAGCATCAGCAATTTGTCAGCCTGGTTTATCTGTCCCAGTGCATAAGAGACCAGTCCCATCTTGTCCGAGGTCAATCCCATACCCGCTGACATGTCCACCAGAACCTGTGTCAGCTTCTGCGCTTCATCAGCAGTGAAGCCGTAGGTCATCGCCTGCCGAAACGATGCGCCGATACTCTCAGCGTCAAATGGCGAAGCGATTGCAAGCTGCTCGATCCACCCCATCAGTGACTCAGCCTTATCGCCAGCCAAAGCCATTGATTGCGCCATCGTCAGCGTGCTATCTGCGTTCCGCATCTCGCGCGCCGCCATTGTGGTCATCGACATTCCCAGCCGTTCCCACGAGGCAGTTGCATCCAGCGCATCACTGCCCATCTGCCAGATTTCCGAACCAATGCGCTGAAATAATCCAGCCGTCAAAATGCCGCCTGCAATGGAGCCAATCGAACCCAGCGCGCCGCCTACTTTTCCAAGTACGCCGCTCGCCTGGTCATTCGCTGTGATGATGATCTCTAATCGTTCGCTCATTGCTTGCTTGCCTCAATTTGCTGGTTACGGTAAACCCGCCACCGCAGGAACCACGTCAGCGGAGAACCTCCAAATAATGTATGTGGAGGTGTTCCCCATTCCTTCGCTGCATCCAGATATGCGATCCAGTTGGGAGCCGTCGGCGCGCCATTTTTCAGCGCGAACCCTAAACGCTCCCGCTCGCTAAAGGGACAGCTTGCAGGTCAACCGCCTTCCTGAAACTCTCGCTGGATTTGAGTATCTGCTCCATCGTCATCCCGCCCAGCAGCTTCTTGGCTGCTGATCCGTCCATGTAGCCGCCAGTTGCCTTATCAACTACGAAGCGCGAAAGCACATCCCGAATTGCACGCGCTTTGCCTTCTTCCATGTCGATCCACTCATCGAGCGTTATCAACTGGGTTGCACGCGCAGCATCTGCCCGAATTTCAACTTGTGTCAAGTCGCTCATTAGGGCAGACTCGCAGTCTGGTTAACAATGGTGATCCCGCCCGAAGATGCAGCAGTCGCGTTGTAGCGCAGGGCAAATGTCCCCTTCGCCACGCTTGCGCCGTCGCTGTCTTCCAGCCCTGCAAACTTTTCCCATTTACCGGGCAGGTCGATCTTCATTGTCTTGGCGGAGTAGGTTCCGGCAGTCGTCAACGCTGTACCTTCGCACAACAGTTGCAAGAGTCGCGCCGTACCAGCGCGCCAGTGTGATTTCTCAGAGATAGCCTGGGCGTCATGCAGGAAGGTCAGTTCTGCGCTGATCTCCATTTCGCTGGCAGTCCATTCAGCGTGAGAAAAATACTTCGCGCCCGTGGCAGTGCTGCGCGGCTTGAAGCCGGTCTTGCCTTTGATCGAAGCCTCGATCAATTGGTTCGATACCTGGGTATTCCCGAAGCCGCTTGCCGGAGTGTCAATGAAAAGCTTGGTGTTGTTGAATAAGATTTCCTCAACTTCCACCAGAGCCAGTGCGCCGGTATAGTTGGCGGGTGTCAGTTGACGGGCAAACCAGGTGGATGTCATCATCCATGACTCATCCGCCTTGCCTTTCAATTCCCATTCCTGCACCACTGCATACTCGGCTTCTTCGCATTGCGCGTTATCGCCGCCTTCAATCGTGTAGGTCTTGATGTCTGCCACAGACAGCGGGGAGGTGGTCGGGAACGGATAGTCATAAACCTTGCCGCTTCCAACGCCGTCCGCCACGCCAGTGCCGACAGTTTTGATTCCACCTTCGAGCATGTGTAAAATCTGCTCAAATGTTGCTGGGGAGTCATTGAATTTGATCGTCGCTCCCAGCTTGGGGATGTAAGCCCGGTCGGCACGGGTCGCAATGCCCACATTCTCGTCGGGGAACACAACTTCAAGGTTGTCCTCCACCATGCCCACGCCGCGATGGATACTGGATGCCGCGACCGCTGTTCCCGCGGATGACTCGCGTCCCATTTGGATCTTCTGCCAATATTTTTGACCTTGTGCCATAGCTAGTTTCCTTTCCGTTTGTTTACGGGTTTTTCAGTTTCAATCGGAGGAACGTCAACGCCTTCGTTTTCCAGCACGTACATTCCTGTCAGTTGTAAAAATTCAACGCCGAATTGATTTGCTTCATCAAGCGTCAGGTCTCGCGCCGGCACACCGGGTACAAAACCAGCGCCGCAGTATTTCCATTTAGTTTTCATAAAGGATTACCTCCAACGGGATAATTTCCCGCCGATACATCACGCCTCCGATCTCAACATCGTCGGTCTGGCTTTCGCCGCGCGAGAGTTGGTCCCATTGCCCGCTGACTGTATCGTTCTCCAAAAGGATTTCAGTGATGTTTCGTTCGAGCAGGTCCAGCCGTGTCTCTGCATCGCTCTCAGTCCACGAGCCGTCCTGTGTGCTGTAAACCACGAACACGATCACCAAAAATTTGAATACAGTATTCGTGCGAACCGCCTGCGCTTTCTTGGCACGCTTCGAGCCGTCAGATGTCACGACCACAATGGGAGACTGCCCGCCAAAGTCGCCGACCCGGTAGGCATAAACAGCCTGGGCAGGTTTCCCGCTGCCTACAAGTCCGGCATTCAGGAGCGCCGCGATCTGTGCGCGTGCGGTGGCGCGGTCTTTTAGGGTAATGGTCATCGCAGGCTGGCTCCGAATGCCGACAAGTGCTTTTGCACAATGCCGCCTTTGATCTGCGCCCCAGTCAGCGCATACGCGGCATGGTCTCCGCCTCGCGCTTCTTCATACACGCTGTAAATGACCGGCTTCCCGCCGTGCGGGTTGACTGCCGAAGTATCCACGTTGATCTTCGCCGTCAGTCCGATCATGCTCACGCGGTTGCTGGCTTTATATGCGCCAGTGTCAACGTGTGTGATCGTGGTCATGTATCTGTGAGCTTCAAGCGCAATACTCCGCACCGCATTGCCCAGCCGACCCTCCGGCTTCATCGCCGCCATGCGTTGCAGGTTTTTTCGCTGCGCTTCCTGTATGCCCTTGATTGTTAGCCCGGTCATCGCTTCAAGTCCTCAACCACTAAGATCAAATGCGCGCCGTGTCCAGTCGTGTTATTCGCCCAATTTTCAACAGACTTAATCGGGTATTCCTTCGCCCCGATCACTAAAATGTCGCCCTCTTTGATGTCCGGCGAACCGTCAATAAAAGTCTGCGATACCTCATGCGGGGTGTTAAGCGCCTGCCTGCGCGCTACCTCTGCCGATACAGGCTGCAAGGGCACGCACTTCACCGATGCGAGAAATGTGGCGGGCGTGCCGATCTTGCCTGCTATGATCGCAGGTCTGCGCTTCGTGCTCGCGCTGACAGTTGCCGCTCTCGATAACATCGACCGCATTAGTAAAGTACCGGGTCGTCGCCTTTCTGTTGGAAATTCTGGCTGATGATCCCTGCGCTCAACGAGTTCGCGGCGACGCCGTACTCAACGGCTATCTGCGCCTGCTTGTTCTTGATCGCCGCGTCCAGGTCTCTCGAAAATTGAGAGAGGCTTTCGCTCTGTGAGCCATTCGAGAAATCCACCATGTCGAAGTTGCCGCGAATGTTTTCGAGCAGTCGCAGCTCCGCGCGGTCAAGCATTTCCGAAAGGTTATCTCCCGTAATGTTCACCAGGTCGCTGTCTGCCGGTTCCGTAAAGTCGCTCGGAGCAATACCCAAAACCAGCAAGGACTGGCTGATCGGGTCGGCGAGGTCGCTGTTGGCGCCCGTCGTCGTGATCTCCATATCGATAAACGCCATGCGCTTTCCAGCACGACGAACGAGCAGCTTTTCAACCTGAGCGCGGGTGACAGTCATCGGTTAAGTTCCGATTGCGATCCAGGACACACTAGCAAAGGGCGAGGTCGCCGCAATCGGGGTCACGTTGTCCGATGCGGTCGGCTTCCACGAAACAATGCGGATGCTTCCAGCCACGGGCGCGTTTGTTTGATTGCCGACAGTCACGCTGGACATGAGATGTGTCAGAGACGGGTCGCCGACCATCGAGACCACAGCCGCTACAACCGTAGTCAATCCGGTCACAATGTCTTTGCTTGCCGCGTCGATGCTCGCCACGCCGCGCGCAACCTTGTATCCAGCCGCCACGCCTGCTGTCAGCAGGTTGATTTCGGCGGCGGTCTTGGTCACTTCGCCGCTGGGGAGTTCAAATTTATTCAAGACTTTGAGGTGCTTCGCAAGGACGTAATCCTCGCGTGATTTTGTTTCTGACATGTTTACCTCTTGTAAAACTGGCGGGCTGCGAACCCGCCAGTCGGTTGTTTATTTGCGCTTGCCCTTATCAGGAGCAGGTGTTTCGTCCGTAACGGGCGGGGTCAGTCCTTCAGGAGCGCGGAGACCGAGCGCCTGGTCCAGCTTCGCCTCGATGCGGTCGAGTTGTACTTTGAGTTCCTCGTAGCTCTTGGCGATGTTTTCCTGCGCGCGTGCCTTAATTGCTTCAGCTAAAGATGGCTTCATGAGTCACCTATGAGCGGGAGTAACCGGAAGGCACGCTGTAAGAACCGCCGACGCCGAATTCCATCACCACACCGTTCAGGCGGTTGCCCGCACCGAAGCCGAAGCGGTGGGAGTAGTACGAGCTGCGGAATGGATATTCCTCGTCCTCAGCCACCAAGCGCAAACCGCCGCCGAGTCCGGTTTCGGGCGGGTCTTCGCGCATGATGAGCGGGCGGGGGGCGTCGCCGTGAACGGCAATCGCGTAATTGGCAGGCAGCCAGCGCCACTCGACGATCCATACAGAGTTACACACGCCGCGCACGCGACCAGGGGTTCCAGCGGGCAAGCCGACGGGTACGTCGGTATTTGCGCCCGGCTGGATGAAGCGGTTGACAACGGGGTCGAAGTCGGTCAGACCTTCGATCTTGTCGCACACCGCAGGCGGAGCCATGAATACGATGTTCGAGCCGCCGGTGGGTGTGCCGAAGTGCTCTTCAAGTTCGTCAGCCACGGTTTTCACAGGGTTGTTGGTGTCGCTGATCGCGGCAGTCGCGTAACCGCTTTCGAGGTAGTGGTTTTCGGTGGCTTCGCTTTCGCTACCCAAAACGGGCGGGTAGACCACGCTGTCGCCGTTGGCGAGCGGGGAGATGGAGAGTGTGCCGCGACCGGTGTTGTCCAGATGGGATAATGCAGCATTGTCGATGATCGCCTTCATGATTTCCATGCGGACGGTGTTGCGGTCCTGAATGAAGATCGTGTCGAGGTGTGAGTTCAGCATCGCGGCAGTGGTGTACCCGTAGCCGACACGGTCGCGCCCAAAGGCTGCGCCGTAGTCGAAGAGCGGGAAAGCCACATCCCAGTTGCCGGCGCGCTTGACGTTACCTGGAGCAGAGAGTGTGCCCATCGGCTGCAAGTACCCGCCGCCGGGGAGTTCATAGCGGCGCTTGAAGTCGGTCGTGGTTTCCTGAACGAACAAACCCATTACGGTTTGTAGTTCCTGGTTGTATTTCGCCAATTCCATTTGAATGGCGTCGTACACCACCCGCTGACCCATTGTGTTGATGAAGGTGCGTTCAGCCTTCGCTTCTTCAATTCCGAGAGTTCCGAGAATTCCAGACATGCTTATTGCTCCTTAACCAGCAAAGCCGGTTACTTTGAGAATTTTGGTCGCGCCGTTGGTCTGCCAGAAAGCGACCACACGCCCGACGGAGAGCGAGGTCGTGCCAGCGGCGTCCGCAAGCTCGCCCACGGTGTTGCTCACAAAGACCTCGCTGTCAAATGCGCCCGCGAGGGTGTAGCCGTACAATTCCCCGCGCACAAGCACGGAGACAGGCATTCCAGCGCCTACGGTTTCGAGGGCGATACCGCGGAGTTGATCTTTGGCGTCGTCGTTGGCATCGGCGGGTGCGTACTTGCCGTTGCTGTCGAGGTACACGGGCTGACCGGCTTCGATAGCCGCAGCCGCGACTCCGTTATCAATTTCCGCTTTGTGCGGGTAAACGACGGAGATTTTTTCTTTTGTTCGGGTAATGTCTGCCATTGCAGGCTCCTTTTACAGTGTGTTGCCGACCACTTTCACGGGGGCGGCTTGTTGGTTTTGGTTCTGAGCCGCAGGCTTGGGCGGGGGCGGAGAGCCTTTTGCCGTGGTCTGCGTCTGGTTCTGCTGGGTTGCCAGCAAGAACGCTTTTTCTTTAGCGAGAGCGTCCAGCGCTTTCTCAATGCCGATCACCTTGCCGTCTTCGTCCTTGATCTCCTTGCGGTCGACTGCAAGGAGTACCAGGTCGAGCGCGTCCGCGCGGAAGGCTGGGCGTGTGATCTTTCCGTCTTTGTCAGTCACGGGTTGGGCGGCGAGTAGCTTGATCTCGCCGTCCGTAATCCTGCGCTGTGCAGTTTCGAGCGCGGTCTTGGTCTCGGCTTCCAGCTTGGCGGCTTGCGCCTTCGCCTTCGTTGCCTCGTCCGCCGCTCTCTCAAGTGCGGATTTGTTCGCGTCTTCGGTTTCCTTCTTTGCTTTCACAAAGGAGTCCCACTCGTCCTGAGTGCTCACGCCGATGGCTTCCCAAAGTTTCTTGGTTGCCGTTTCCTCGCCGCGTTTGGCGCGTTCCGCAAACTGGCGATTGAGTTCGGCTTGCTTGGCTGCTTCGTCTGCCGTTCCCGTCGTTCCCGCCGACGTCGCGTCTGCCGCTTTCTTGGCTGCGGCTTCTTCTTCTGGGGTCATGAGTGGTTCCTCCCGCCGTTACCGCCGGCGTTGCGTCTGATTCCCCGCTGGGCAAACAAAAAAGCCCAAAGTTTGCAAGTTGCCTTGCACTCTTTGGGCTGGTTCCGCTTAAAGCAAAACCCCGAAGGCGCAAGTTTCCTTGCACGCTTCGGGATCGATGCCTCGTCAGCGGGAAAATATTAGGTTGTCTTCTGTCGGGATTATAACGTAATTTTCCGGGTGAAATTCCTTTTCAAAACGGGATGAGATTTGTTAATTAGATATGGCTTCCAATCTACACACCCAGCGCTACGCCGACGGATCACGAAAGCTCGTGCGCCGGTCAACAAGGCAGGGACGCAAAAAGCAGCGCGCCTACATCAAAATACTTGTAAGGATGCCGGAGGAATATGTAGAGATGATGAAATGGAAAAACGAACAATGCGGCGGACTCAACTCCGTCAACGACCAGGTAAGGCAAGCCGTTCGCGCGGCATTATGCGGTTGTGTATATACACAATTGCTCAAACAATAGTTAGAAGGCTAAAAAATGTTCACTTTGCACAACGGCGATTGTCTCACGGTCTTACCTTCCATCCCTAGCGGAAGTATTGACGCAATTATCACAGACCTGCCTTATGGCACTACCGCCTGTGAATGGGATAGCATTATTCCGCTTGTGCCGATGTGGGAACAGGTCAAGAGAGTGCTAAAACCTAACGGCGTTTTTATCAGCACGGCAAGCCAGCCGTTTACAAGTATCCTTGTTTGCTCAAATCTTGAATGGTTCAAGTATGAATGGCAATGGGAAAAAGACCAAGTTACAAATCCGCAACTTGCCAAATATATGCCGCTCAAGAATTACGAATCGGTTGTAGTGTTCTGCGAAGGTACTACAACTTACAATCCGCAAAACCTGAAAAGAGCATCAATAAGGCGCAAGGCTGATACTGCTGGTAAAAATCTTGGTCATCTTTCTCAGTCAAAAAATTATGTTCAAGAGTTTACTAATTATCCAAAGATGACTCTTTATTTTCAAGCCGAGCGCGGCTTACATCCAACTCAAAAACCAGTAGACCTTTACAGGTATCTAATCCGCACATACACAAACGAAGGTGAAACCGTTTTAGATATTGCAATGGGTTCAGGTACAACCATCGAAGCCGCCATTATAGAAGGTCGTTATTCAATCGGCATCGAAAAAGAGCAAGGGTATTATTCCATCGCCGAGAAGCGTGCAAAGCAAGCGGTCTTATCGCCAAACTTCTTTACGCCTTCTAACAACCGCTTGCAGCCGACCGCCTTTGGCGTAGGTACGCAGGCATCATTTCCCCTGCTTGGTAGTTCTCAGGCAGATGAGTCGTCCGCTACACACGGCGGCGGCTAAAGCGAACCGTTAGGTGCTTTCTTATGTCCCAAATGCAACTTCTAAAAATTGCGCTCAATCCAACCGATGTAGTTTATACGCCTGATTGGGTTGCCGCTGATATGGTCTCATTCTTCAAGCCGAGCGGCGAGATTTTAGAGCCTTGTTGCGGTGATGGTGCTTTCCTGAAATACTTACCATCTGCGCTCTGGTGCGAGATTGAAAAAGGCGTTGACTTCTTCGCGTGGCAAACGCCTGTAAATTGGATAGTCGGTAATCCACCATTCAGCACAATCAATTTATGGATGGAGCATAGTTTCAAGTTTGCCGAGAATGTCCTTTTCCTAATGCCGATGAATAAGCCTTTCAATTCTCTTTACCGAATGAAACAAATCCTTGAATATGGCGATATTCGCGCAATCCGCGCCTATGGTCACGGTAGTTTGTTCGGGATGGATTACGGCTTCGCTATCGGTGCGTTCTGGCTGCAGCGCGGGTATCGTGGCGCAACTGAAATCACAATAGCAGAAACGCACCTAACAAAGCATGCACCCGACAAGGGCGGGCGCGGGTCGGTTTTGTAGTCTCTAAATAAATTTATAGGCTTGCGTTCTCGCCCTTGCGGGTAATGCAAACCGTTAGACCCCTTGCTCCGCGTTCTAAAACTCGTGTGAAATTGGTGTGTATAAAACCTTGACAGAATAGAATAACGTGTGTATAATATTGTCACAGTCAAGAAATA